TCCAAGTAACCAACCTCTTGGCCGAGAGAGTCTTCAAGAAACTGGAGTAATGCGACACGGTCTACATTCGGTAGATAGGAGAAAGTCATCTTCAGTCGCTGGGCACTGGGCCATGTTGACTCACGAAATATCTGAAGTGTACCTCCACGTGACTTACGGTTGATTCGATTGTGTGAAACTAGCTCGGAATTATTGAAATCAGGATTTCGCAATTCTAATGTTTGATTTGGTGACACATATGGGTATGTGAATTGTGAAGTTGCCCGATCTATCAATGTAGGAACATCCGACCATTGACTATCTTCCTCAGTTGTGTCTGTGAATACTAATGTACTTGTAACTTGCACCAATACTAATGTCGATGCTAATGATAGCGACCTAACAATATCTGGGTCAACAGATTGAGTTAGTTCAAGAGTTGACTCGGCTGGATATGATACACCGTTACCAACGGCAACTGCCGATTGCGATAAGTAAATAATGTTGCTCGCCTCTTCAAGACGATCACCAGTCTTTGCAGACTGGGAAAGATGAAGATGGTTAGCAGCAACATAAATGCCACCAATGTTAGGTGCCGCATGTTGTGAAAGTGATACATAACTCGTCAATGCAACATTGATAATACTACCAGCGGTAGAGACAGTTTGTTGCAGACTTAGAGTGTTGGACGCAGACTTTGATTTGGGTTGAGTTGCACTTGCTTCCTGCGTTAGTGCCAACGTGCTACTTGCGACACCGGACTTGATTGAATTATATACAGACTGTGTCAGGCTAATAGCATTTGATGCCGCCGTATATTTTGTACCTTGAGACCACGCAAATTGTGCAAGAGTTAAAAGACTCGTCGCTGATTCAGTTATTACTGGATTGGATAGACTAACAGACTGTGTCAAGTCGAGTGTCTGCTCAATCTCGCTGAGAGTAAGAGATAACTCAGTGTCCTGCGTCAATGTCAAAACATTGCTCGCAGAATTATACACAGTTATGATGAACGTTGCATCCTGTGCAAGTACAAGCGTCGAGTCGGCACTTCTGTTACGTCTTGGCATAATTACTCCAAATTTATCTCACCATGCCCACCCGATTACTCGGGTGGGCAGATGAAATAAGATCGAACTTACGCACTCGTCGTGTACGTAACTTTCAGTTGGTCACCGTTGCTAACCGGTACATCGGAAGCAAACAACGCAGTTGCCCAAAGCGTACCAGTGGAACCACTCTTGGTACTGACAGACGTAATGAACACGCCCTTCACAGTACCACTACCACTGATGTTGAACGTCGCCGGGGAGGCATTCGTTACCGATTCACCGGAAGATGCACCAGAACCCCATGCAACACGCGTACCTTCGGAGTACGACGTGAACTCATTCCACCCGGCGTGTGAAGCCATCGTATCGGCATCAGCAAGAGCGGAGTAGCCACTCAAGTCAATGAGGGCGACAAACCAACTGTTATTTGCAACAGCCGAACCGTCATTGAACATGACGTCGAGGAGCAAGTCCTTACCAACGTCCGTGATACCATTAGGAAAATGATACGTCCCAATTTTCTCGCCCAACTTGTTGAAGTGCTCAACACAAAGTTTTCCGCGAGGGTTAAGATCGGTCTGACCGTTCAAGGCCAAAGCATTCTCGTCTCTCATAGGTTTCTCCTTCAAGAAGAAATGAAGTAAAGCCCGCTACAGTCAGTCCGCAGCTTCGGCCTCTTTTTCTCGTTCGGCGAGAATTTCCGCCCTTTGCTCAGGGGTCAAATCTGTCCGATCCTCGAACTTTATGATCGTAGCATCGGCTCCTTGGGGTCTCGGTTGATTCATTGTAATCTCCTAACTCAAGCGGGTTACACCGCGACGAAGTTCTCGACGAAGTTTCGACGCGATCTGACGGGCTGTAGATTCTGATGATCCACCACCCTCAACTGTGACATTGATGTCACCAATAGTTGTATTGGTTACGGTACCGCCGTCACCGAAACGTGCGGCCCTTGAATTCATATTCACTAACTGTGGATAGAATTCACTTGTTGCTCTTGGATTCATAATGAATTCACCAGGTCGAACGGATGCACCCATAATGTCGCTTGCAAGTCCACCGGCCGCGAAACGTTTGGCTAATCCACCCATAGAATACATAAGTCCGCCGAAGGCTTTGGGCCTGGCCGGCATTGAAAGAATTTCAGCCCTGAGTGCTTCTGCCTCAAGTCGTGCATCAAATAGGCTGTTTGTTAATCTTATCAAAGCACTGATATTCGCTTCTGTACTTTGTGTGATTTTACCACTCCCGTCTAACTGAGCTTCGGTAATATCTATAATCAAACCTTTTTGCTCTTGCAGAACTTTTGCCTGACGAAGTGCATTCTTTTCAACAGCAGATTCAACATTACCTGTTGCTGCCAATGCCCTTGTGAGTTCTTGCATTTTCGGACCATGTGATGCTACTACCCCTAAGTGCAAAGCCCAATCCTTTAAGGATGGTATAGCTTCGCCAAGCTGACCAGCCTCTTGCTGAAGTTCCTGCATCATCTGAATGATATAAAAGCTATCACGGTTTTCAGGATCTTTCTCAAATTCTTCCCGTAACCGTACCAATAAATCTACAGTTTTTTGATACGCTTCCCAATTCTCACGTCCCTCTGGTGTGTTCAATCCTTGATTGCGTGGGTCTCCCTCCTGACGCAATTTTTCCATTTGAGCCCAACCCTTCATATTATTCCAGGGCATTGCCTCCTCTGCGGCTCTCAGAGCCTCAGTCATTCGCCCAATTTCACTTCGTATTAGTCCCGTCTTAGCTTCAAGTTTGTCTGCTGTACTTTGACGGAAATTAGCGAGTTCAGTCTCTAATTGCTTTTCTTTCAGAAGTCTCTCACGGGCTTCATCGAATATCTCCACAGCACCCTTTTTACGAACTACGTCAGCAGCGGTAATGTTTTTGGTGCCCTGTTCAATACCTCTTATTAACCGAATACTTTCTGCGAAGTATTTATTCCGTAAGTGATACTGTAAATTCATTTTGACCATTCTGGCTGTATCAAGTCTACCTGCATTGGGGTCACGTACCCACACGAATGCATCATCACCAAAATCTTTCTGCGTCAGAGCTAGACCCTCTTTCAGCAGTTTCATAGCTGCATCGACACCCTCTTGACCACCTATTGCGATGGCATCCTTAATTTCGCCACGGATATCGGCGAGGTCGGGTTCAACGATTGATAGCTTACGTTGTGTTCTTTGTTGATCCGTCAACCAAGCGTCATCAGCTTCTTGTAAATCCCAATCTCGAAGTATTTCTCTTGTAGATTTTTGCAGTTCGAGATCACGTTGTAGGGCATTTAATTCTGCTCGTTGGGTGGCAACAGCTTGTGAATAAATACGGATATTATTTTTCATAACCTCAGCAATTGCATTAGATGTTTCACGCATAGTCTTTTTGTATGCCATGATTTTTTCGGCCTCAGCAGCCTTTATAACATCAACCTCTTGCTGAGCAAAATCTCTAATATGCTCATACTTATCCTGATAAGCATTAAAGGCCATATATGAAATGCCAGCTACTGCTGCAAACAGTAACGGTAGCCCAGCCATTGCGGCGATCCTTGCGGCACTAAGACCCCACAACGCCGTTGTCCAATAATGAGTCGCCATTGTGGCTACACCCATCACAGTGGTCCATTCTATGACAGATGCTATCATAGAGATTATACCAACGATAGCAAATGATGCACCTAAGGTAACTACTGCCCCCGTGAGAAATCCAAGACTGTTGATAACAGTTGTAATAGGTACAGAAAGACCACCAAAAGCCTCACCTATACCTACAATCATTTCCATAACTGGTTCACCTATATCCAAAAGGATAGCAGCTTGAATCTTTTGTAGTTCCTTCTGGAATATGTAACCGGCTGTTTGACTAATAGTCTCATGAGCTTCCGCCACAGCCCCTGTATTACTTTTGAGTTTTACCATCGCCTCATTCAATAACTCGAAATTATTGATAAGGCCACCAGCACCCACGACAGCACGTACACGGCTGAAGTATTTTGCTAGTTCAGCAAATGCATCAGGATGTTGATTAACCTCATTCCTTAGCTTCTCCAATACTCCCATGAAGCCCCAAGTCTGAATAGCAACTTCACCAGATGCAACACCCCACTTCTCGAATAAGCCTTTCATTGCTTCTGATGGTTTTAGCAACTTGAGCATAATCTGTCGCTGGTACGTCATAGCCTCATTGAATTTAATACCCTGACGTGTGAGCACTATGCCCTGGGCCGCCGTCTCTTCAAAGGTAAGACCCAGTTGGTGAGCAGGCATATTAACCCGACCCATTACGTTAGCAAGATCGCCCATACGGATACGACCTTCTTCAACCATTGTCATAAATATATCAGTGTATCGACTAGCTTCTTCGACACCGGCCCCATAAGAATTAAGGGCACCTGTGAGACCTTGAACAGCTTGTTCTGTTGTGGACACGGTTGCAACAGCCAGTTTCAAGGCATGATCCATCCCGAGAACTGCCATTTCACCTTCGGCAATCTGATTCGAGAGCATTTGATACATACCCTCAGCAACATCAGTTGGGGTCCTGTCAAATTCTTCCGACAAATTACGTACAGCATCAGTCCATCGGTCAAATTCAAGACGGGAGTCCCGTGAAATTGTCTGAAGTTCACCAATACGAATCTGAAATTTAGCGGCATCAGCAACAGATTGCCGGAAAGCTGAAGCCATTCGATGAAGGGCACGTGTGATAAATTGACCAACAAACAGACGCATAACGCTACGCCAGGAAAAGAGCACTACCTGGGCTGATTTTGAGCCAGTATTACCTAGAGTCACAAGTCGAGAATTGACAGACTGGATGCCAGCAGCCGTTTGAGTCATTGTAACACGCAATTGTTGCGTTTTAGAAACCATTCTGGTCAAAGTCGTAATGACTTTACCACCAGATGCAGCTAATTGCCCATTAGCTTTCATTGCTTTTAGTTGAGCCTGTCCGAGTCGAAACATCTCGTCTGACAAGGCTTTGACACCTCGTAAGCCGACAACATTGAATCGAATGTCAACATTAGCAGAATCAGCACCCATTTATTTGACCCTTATGAATTTGACGGGGTAACAATCTCGTACGATTGCTAGTGGAATCTCTATTCTTGCATACCTAGTAAATGCAGCAAGTCCTGCTGCAAGAGCGTGCCACGGTGGGCTACTCTTCAAATTTAACCAACTTGGGGCAGGTTGTATCTCATTCCACAATATATACGGAAGATCATTAACAAATTCAAAGATATATGTTTGTTGAAAAGTAGATACTGTATGGTAAGCATCACTCATTGAATACTGTCGACCGGCTGTAAAGCCTAATTGGTAATGAGTACCTTGTATATTTGTACCGCGTCTAACTTTAGCACGTGCTTGAGCATCGACTGGGCTTACCTTCTTAAAAACTGTTCTTTGTATAACTCGATTCACGGGAGCAAATGTACCGTGGGCAGTTCCAGTGTATACAGGTATTTTTGCAATGACAGCTTTAGCCCATGCTGCTACTGCATTTTTCTGCTCCCGAACTAATACCGCTTCAAGTTTTTGCATGAAGTGTGATACTTCAATAGTGGGAAGCCGTCCAGACATCCTCATTTTAACAACAGCCATTACATTTTGGCTCCCTGCATTGCGGCTAACTGTTCTGCTTCCTCAATTTGTCGAATTTGTTCATAACCAATTAGTGAGGCTTGCCCCCAGCGTGCATTTGCTTCAAATACAGATAGCACACCTGGGGGGATCAAGCCAAACCGTTCACAAGCTCGCCAAGTTATATACTTGGCTGTCCGTCCGTCTGGGATGTGGACCTTTTTTGACGAGCTTGCTCTTGTAAAAAAGCTGATCTCGCATCATCAAGCATTGAGTTGTCCAAACTATTAGCCTGAGCAACCTTTCTGACAATGAGCCCAAGTTCGATATCATTGAAACCAGACTCCTTGAGTTCCGTTGTCCAATTGACCCAAGTCTCTGGGTTCTCATCATCAACAGTTTCCCACTCCAAGTCTTTTGTTGCTTTGAGAGCTTGAAGTGTCAAAAAATGCGAACGTTTCTCTGCATACACAACGAGACGTTCCTGATACTTTGCATCCTGCAGATTAAGTTCACGGACACCACCTGGACGCAGAATTTCAGGAGCTTCTGGGATTGCAACGAGTTTGTCAAATGCATCAAAATTCTCGACCGCTTCCATGATGAATGCAATATCACCATCAGGTCGTGGAATGACTAAAGTCGTGATATTGCGACCTTCAATTTTCTTACCTTTATACTTCATTGTACGAATCTCCTTGGGTTGTTAAGTTAAGCAACACGGTAGTGATTAGCGGTAGCCCGGTTGGACCGTCCACTAGCTGACACCGTACCTTCTTTGGCGTCGTGATCGAGGCTCTCATAGTAGAACTCCTCAATCATTGTATACTCGTCCTCAACGGTCGTGCAATCCGGTGCATTGACAATCTCCAAGCCAACGCAGAACGGCTGACACGGATCGGTTGCAGTGGTCAACCATGAAGAAGCATTCCCAACCTTTTTGAGAGCCTCTTCAATTGTGGCCGCTCCACCCGATTCGCTGATGATAAAGTCCCAGATGAAGTCAAACGAGACATCCATCGGCTCCTGATCCGCATTACGGACGGTATCAAGATTTCCGCGATCCTTAACAAATTCACGCGGTTTCTTTTCGGAGTAAGCAAGAGTGCCTTCCCCGATAGTGATGGTCACATTGTTGGCCGTGGACGTGATATTGGCCAACACTTTGCCCTCACATATACCAGAACCATTACCCTCCTCAACAGCCGTGACAAGGGCTGCCGCTGCTGCACTAGCATTGACCGCCGCTGCGACTTGAGCAGCAGTTGATGTAACTGCCGGAGCCACAGAATTAGCCAAGTTCACAACAATAGCGGACCCAGTAACAACAACCGAGAGTGATGCCTCAGCCGCAGGGTCAACGTAGGTAATCGAAACCGTTCGACTACCAATGTGTTTCGTCAACGTGTATGTCACGTCGGACAAAACATTCGTACAATCGACCAGTAGTGTTCCAGCAGTGCCGTCCCACAGTTTGATCGTTGCATTTTTGAGATCAATTTTTGCCATGATCTAACCTTTCAAAGGGTTGGTAGAATTACCAACAGAATCATTACGCCCTGGTATGGACGGCAACAACTCTGTTACTACGGCCGCTGCACGAAACAGTGCCTTCTTTCGCATCGTGGTCGAGGCTTTCGTAGTAGAATTCCTCAACCATTGTGAACTCGTCTTCGACGGTGGTACACTCCGGTGCATTCACGACTTCAATGTCGATACAATACGGTTGGCAAACATCCGTAGCCGTGGTGAGCCAAGTATTCGTCACTGCAACGCCAGTATACTTGAGAGCTTCCTCGACTGTGGGAGTTGAACCACCCGCTTCATTGACAATAAAGTCCCAGATGAAGTCAAACGAGACGTCCATCGGTTCCTGATCTGCATCACGTACAGTATCAAGATTTCCGCGATCCTTAACGAATTCACGCGGTTTCTTTTCGGAATAAGCAAGAGTGCCTTCTCCGATAGTGATGGACATACTAAGTTGACCATCCAAAGTTGTGATAGCCTGAGCTTCAACAAGGTCAGCCCCTGTTCCAGCTTGAGCCCCGGTGACAAGTGCTGCTGCATCCGAATCCCCAAGGATTGCGGCTAACAACAGAGTGGCCGTTGTCGTAATAGCACCAGTTGCGTATGCTAGAGTGACAACAATACTACGGCCAGTCACAACGACACCAATCGACCCGTCACCTGCTGGATCAACCAAGGTTAGAGCAATCTTATTGGAACCGATGTGCTTACTGATCGCAGTAAGAATGATTTGACCATCAACACCACCAGTATTGGTAGTAGTGAGAGTCCCGAGCGTACCATCCCAAAGTTTGACGGTAGCGTTCTTGAGGTCGATTTTCGCCATGTGTATGGCCCCTTTACGTTTGAAGTTCCATGCGGTAGTGACCCTCGATCGTAATTTGAGTCAACCTAGTATCTTTTTGGATAATACCAAATTGACTAATATCAATCGAATTATCATTACGGGTGTCCCGAAGACGATAACATCCAAGGAGAGTATCATCGTCATCATTACCAGTCCCGTATTTGTATGCCTTGATGACATTAACAAAAGCTGCGGCAAAAACGCCAGCCACAGTCAGCCCCAGATACAAATTCTCAGGGTCCATCTTCGATTGAATAAGTACATTAACTTCAATATCAAGGTAGAAAAGTCCACCCTGTAGAGTTTTCACAAAAGGACCATCAATACGTAATTCAGCAAAGTTCTTTAATTCGTCTGTGTCACGCTCGTCGCCTTCAAGATACAAAGGGTAAGCACCCTTAGCAGCATTAAAGTGAGTTGCGATTGACGCGACTGTCCAACGAAGCCAATGTGGGTTAATGGCCATTAAATTACTCCAGCGGCTGAATCTTGCAGAGTGAGAACTGAAACACCCTCTTCAAGTCGAACGATTCGTTGTCCTACGGTTTCCCGAATGACTAAGATATAACCAGCATTTGTCTCGAATTCAAAGAAACTCTTAATGTCATACCGTCGATTGTCAAAAATAACAAACTGGTCGTTGTCCATAACCCAGTCAGTCGGTAAATCGACGGCATCAATAATGATCCGTCTATCTGATGTATCAAAGAATCCACCACCTGTGAAATCTTTGTTTGCAGAAATGTAAGCCAAGTCGTAGACAAATGAAGTCTGCTGCCGTGCAGGTTGAACTACCACTTTTCTAATATGGACCTTACTGTATGTTATATCCTTCTGACCGGTTTGTGGGTTAGTCTGCCCAACGACTTGAGCATACAAATCCATTGGTACGCCGTATGTGCGTTTTAGACGGTAGACTGTCCGCCTTACAAACCTGAGACGAGTTCGTCGAGTCATAGCATGAACCTTGTTGGATTTATCAAAGACCAACTACCCACCCCGAAGGGTGGGTAGTCAGCCAGAGAGAATTAGCCAAGCATGACTGCCGCGAGGTTGGTGTCAAGCGTGGCAACACCACACAAGAGATCAACCGTCACCAAGAGACCTTGGCCACGACCTTCATAACTCACAGTGACACGAACGGACACATCACCGAACGACGCATTCGCCGACAATGCACCCATCCCACCGGGGACGGCCACGAGGGGACGAATGACGAGGGCAAGACAATTCCGCTCGAAAGCGAAGTTGTACTCACCGGTCGGCCCGAGATTGATGACGTCACCATCAACAACACCCGTCACGAGCGGACGATCGAGAGTGATCTCGGTCGTGTTACTGCCAGTCTCCGTGGTGGAGATGACGCAGTAGTAGCCCGCAATCGGCACGTCAGGCGTGGCATTCGTTGAGAACGCAACGAGAGTACCAACCTCGATTGCTCCCGTGTACCCACTGACCGTGATGGCCTTTGAGTAACCAGCAGCGTAGCCAGCACTGAAGTTCACTGCGGCATTCTCATATCGCGTAACAATGGCGTTGTTCGCCACTGCATTACGGACACCGGGACTGACCGTGAGATCAATGTCCTGAGTAGCAAGAGCACCAACGGCCGTCACACGTTGTGCGGTCGCATCGCCGGCGATTGAGATAAAATCACCGGGCTTGTTCTCGAACTGGGAACCAGCGGTGTCCACATGGATCGTGGTAGCACCGGCGGCATAACCCGTCGGGGACGTTCCTTGATCCACCAAAGCATCGGCGGCTGCGATATTGACCGTAACCGACGGAGTGTTCTGGCATTGGAAGATACCAAAACCGAACTTTCGTCCCAGACTTGCTTCACGCAGAGCCGTACCATCGTCGCCAACCTTGTCGGCTTCGGTGAACGTATCCAAGCTCAGCATATCCTCTTCGGTCTCGGGACCGATAA